AGCCGCTGCGCACCATCGATATGCTGATCGCTCACTTCGAGACGCGCAGCGCGAAGCAGGCGCAACGCAATCAGGCGGTCCGCAAAGCGGTCGGAGTGACGCTTGCCGCCGAGGAAGATGAGGCTTCGTTCGTCGAGACGAAGCAGATGGTCGAGATGACCATCGCGATCACCGCGGCGCGCGACAAGCAGGGGCATTACACCCCGTCGGCCGAAGTCGCGGACTTCATCGAGGGGTACAATCGGGCCGTCACAAACGGGATCCTGGGCGTGCGAACCAAGGCCGATCCGAACGGCAACCTGCCACCTTCGGTTCGCGCCGCTGTCGACGATTACCTGCGTAGCGTGGCGACCCAGGTCCACGCGAAGGCTGCGGCCTACATCGAGGGAAAGCAGCGTGCGAGCGTACAGCAGAAGGGAACTCGCTGAGCAGGCGGAACTGCTCGGCGCGGACCACTTCTGCCGCAAACCGCATGACATCGCAGCAGGTCTGCTCGGCGGGCTGAAACCACGCGAGAGCCTCACCACCATCGAGTGGTCGAAGTCCCGGCGCGTGGTGCGCAAGCCTGACGGGACCAAGACGAACTGGTCGCTGTCGCGCTCCAAGGGTTTGCTGCCGATCGCCGCGGCGCACGACAATCCGAACGTGCGCGAGATCATCGTGCCGAAGCCCTCGCGGATCGGCGGCACCATGATTGCCGAGAACTTCGCGGCCAAGTGCCTCGACAACGGGCCCGCCTGGGACGTGATGTGGTACCTGGCTGGACCGAACGAAGTAACCAGCTACGCCGACCGCGTGCTGCGCCCGCTGATGGAAGATCACTTCCCTGGCAGGCTTCCGAAGGCTGGGACCGACGGCAACACGAAGACGCTCAAGCGGGTCGGCTCGCAGACCTTCGAGCTGATGGTCATGTCGAAGACCACCACGACGAACCGGCAGGCCGGGTACATCGTGTTCGACGAGCCGGACAGCTACACGAAGGCGTTCCGCAACAGCTGGCTTGAGAACGGACGGCAGCGGCAGAGCGACCTTGGCACCGATCGCAAGATCTACGCCTGCGCCCATCCGGACGTGGGCTGGTCGGGCGGGATCTCGGCTGCGTGGATACTGTCGACGCAAGGCATCTTCGTGTTCCGCTGCCCCAGCTGCGGCTCGCATGGATCGCCCTACCCGACGAAGTATTGGCCGGACGTGCCTCGCTTTCGGCTCTCCTACGAGAAGGCTCCGGAGGGCACGCCGATCGACCAGCGCCTGTCGCTGGCGCGGCGCACGGCGGCCATAGCCTGCCCGCAAGGGTGCGCGCTAGGCGAGATCGAGCGTGCGCAGATGATCGACGAGGGCGATTACATGCACAAGGGGCAGGTGCTCGACCTTGAAGCCGGGATCATCGGCGAGATCGAAGAGAACGAGACCTGGGGCTTCTGGGTCCATGTGCTGATGTCGGGACAGGTGCCGCTGTCCAGCCTGGCGCAGCAGTTGGAAGGCGCTCTCGAGCACAAGGAGCGCACCGGCAAGAACGACAAGCTCAAGCAAGTGCTGGTCCGGACTTTCGGCGAGGCCTTCGAGAGCGAGGCCGACCTAAAGGGGATCGATGCGGCGGCGCTCAAGCGGAGGACGGCGGTGTTGGCCGGCAACGGTGACGACGGCGTGATCGACTTCCCGCTTGGAGTCGTGCCTTCGGGCGTGAAATTCGTCACGGCAGCGGTCGATCCGGGCCATCGCAAGGCCGACGTGCTCTTGCGAGGCTGGGACTTGGAGCGGCGGTCCTGGCTGATCGACCGGTTTACGATCCGGCAGCGTATGCACGCTGACGGGCAACTGCGCGACATCGATCTGGTGAACGTGCAGGACGACTGGCACGTCCTTGATGCGGTGATCGACCGTTTGCTGCCAATGCAAGATCGGCCGGGCTTCGGGATGCCGGTCGCCGTCATGCTGATCGACAGCGGCGACGGCAACATCACGAGCAAGGCCTATGAGTACGCGCGGCGGATGGCGTCGCGACGCTGGGGCACATGGAGCCGGGTCAGGCCGATCAAAGGCATGGGCGGCAAGCGCCCGCACCTCGGGCTCAAGCCGACATGGCTGAGCGTGGATGACGACGGAAAGAAGATCGAGCCGCCGGTGGCTCTGCACATCGCGGGCGTCGACGGCCTCAAGGACGACCTTTTCGGCCACGACGACGGCGCCGGCTTTCTGCTGATCGAGGACGGATCACCCGGTCAAATCTACTTCGCCTCGGACTTCCCGCAGGCAGGCTACGACGAGCTCTTCCGCGAGCCCAAGATCGACGGCACCTACGTTCGCAACGGCGCGCAGGAGACCATCGACTTGCTCGCCTACACCGAGTGCGGACGACTGCTGCTGCAGCCGGACCGTGCAAGCATCAAGTGGTCCGAGGGCAAGTTGCCGCCCTGGGCCACGCCCGTCTCCCTCAAGACGAAAGGGGGTGATCACGTGGACGCGGGACGGGATGACGCGCCGGCCAAGCCGGTACCAGCAACACCAAGGCGGACCGCTTGGGACGCCATGAACAGGAACGGACCGACACGATGACGCAACGCACGCGAGAGGAGATTGCAGCCGACCTTGCTGCTGCTCGCGCTGCACGCACGCGCTTCATCGCCGGCGAGACCGTCACCGAAGTGACGAAGGACGGGCGCGGCATGAAGTTTGCTGGCATGAAGCTCAGCGACTTCAATGGGGTGATTGCTGACTTGCTCGCCGAGTTCGATGCGGCGCCGGAAACGATGGGTGCTGAGCGGCCACGCATGCGCCGTTCGATTCGCTTGGGCTGGTCGAACTGACATGGGCGTGCTCACCACCGTGAAGACCGCAGCGTTCTCGCTGTTCGGGAGCAACACGCGTCGGGACGCCGCTCGTAGCGACATATCGGAACTGCAAGGCTGGAACCCTGGGAATCGGCATGCTGGTACCGGACGGGATCACGGGCTCGACCTGATCCTGAATCGAAGCCGCGACCTCGACGAGAACAATGGCTGGATCAACGCCGGCTTGGATCGTCGCGTCGAGTCCGTCATCGGTGTCTCGATCCGGCTCAGCGCGCAGCCGAAGTACGAGCTGCTCGGCCGTGATTACGCATGGCGGATGAAGTGGACCGGCAACACGCAGGCTCGCTTTGATGTCTGGGGCAACGACATAGAGCATCGCAACGACGCTAGGCAAATGCTCACCTTCGGTGCACAGGCCCGGCTCGCATACCTCAGCTATGTCCGCGACGGCGAGGCCTGCGCCGAGATCCGCGATGATGCACGCGGCTTGTCGAACACCACAAACGTCCTGCTGATCGAACCGGAGCGGGTCGTGACGCCGCCGCTGATGAAGGCCAAGGAAGGCCCGAACCTGCGGGATGGCATCGCGTACAACGACAACGGCGCTATGACCGGCGCGTGGGTCGTCTCTCGCCACCCGGGGGACTATAGCGCGGGCACCACCAAGGAGCGCTACACTTTCATCCCGGCGCGCAGCAGCACGGGCCGCGCTAAGTTCATCCACGTGTTCAACCCGCGCCGTGCGGAGCAGAACCGGGGCATCAGCCGCCTCGCCGAGATCATGGTCCCGGCTAAGATGATCGATCGGGTGGATCGAGCTGAAGTGAATGCTGCGCTGAAGTCCGCCCTGCTTTCGATCTTCATCAAGTCCGCTGGCTCGACCGACGACATCAGCGACATGCTAGCGCCGGCGAACGATGAAGAGCTTGATCCGTGGCTCGATGCCTACGTTGACTTCCGCACTAAGAATCCGGTGCGGGTGGACGGTGCCGACGTGTTCCAGCTGTTCCCGGGCGAGGATGTGGTCACCCCGGCCGCGACCCACCCGAACAGCAACTATCCGCAGTTCATCCGCTTCGTCCTGCAAAAGATCGCGGGCTCGCTGGGCATCAGCTACCCGCAGCTGTCGCAGGATTGGAGCGGAATCAACTATTCGAGCGCGCGTGCGCTCCTGAACGAGTTGTGGCGGTCGTTCATGGAAGACCGGCGCTTCTTCACGCAGGCTTTTCTGACGCCGATCTATGCCGCTTGGCTCGAGGTCGAAGTTGCCAACGGCGACGTGAAGGTGCCGGGCGGGCCGGCCAACTTCTACCGCAACAAGACAGCCATCTGCATGGCAGAGTGGATCGGCCCCGGGCGGGGTTCGGTGGATCCGCTCAAGGAAAGCAACGCGGACAACCTGGATACGGCTGCCGGTCGCAAGTCGACGGTCGAGTGCATCCTGGAACGCGGTCGCGATCCGGAAGACGTTCTTTCCGAAGAGCAGTTCTATTTGGACCGACGCAAAGAGCGCGGTCTCCCGGACGTGAACCACAACATCAAGCCGCTTCCAGAAGCAGCGCAGGAAGCTGCCGACGAAAACGCCAACCCGCCACCGGCAAGCATCAGGGAGCAGGTACCCGCATGACTTCGTTCCCGCTGTGGGCTGAGCGCCTCTACAACCGGCCGCTCGCGCTCGACCAGTTCAAGAACGAAGTGCTGTGCGAGTTTGCACAATCGCGCATCTTCGGGGTCAAGCCTGATAAGATTACATCGACCGCCCTCGCTCGCCCCGAGCCGATGGCAATGGCCGATGAGGCCACGTACTATCGCGACGGCGAGCGCCTGCCCTACTCTGTGCGTGGCGACATCGCCGTGATTCCCGTGCGCGGTACGCTCGTGCACCGCGCCAGCTGGCTCGACAGCGAAAGCGGCCTGGTCGGCTACGACCGGCTAATACGCCAAGCGCGAGCTGCGAGTAACGACCCTCAGGTCTCGGCGCTGTGGCTGCCGTTCGACTCCGGCGGCGGAGAATGCGCGGGCATGTTCGCTGCAGCAGAAGAGTTGGCCAGCATGGCCAAGGCGGAGGGCGGGAAGCCCATCTATGCCTGGCTCGACGAGCGTGCTTGCAGCGCCGCCTACGTGCTCGCGAGCGCGTGCGATAAGATCTACGGTCGTGCCGAAATCATGGGAGCTTCGATCGCGGCGATCATCAACGTCGTCGACAAGTCGAAGGCCTACGAAAAGATGGGTCTTGAAGCAATTGTGATCCGGGCCGACTGGGCTGATCGCAAGGCGCGTGGCCAAGCCGGTGAGAAGATCGACAAAGACACGATATCCCGCCTGGGCGCCATAGTCGACGAGACCAGCGAGCAGATTGTCGAGTTCGTCGCCGCGATGCGCGGCAAGACCGAGAAGTCACTGCGCGACCTGCGTGGTGAGGTTTTCACCGGGCCGGACTTGCTGAAGTTCGGCCTGATCGATGGGCTTGTGTCCGAAAGCGAGGCCTGGGCCGCGCTCAAGGCTGAAGCCCGAGCCTGACCGGCAAACCAAGGAACCATCGATGGCTATGAGCACGCGCCTATCAGCGCATCGCGAGGCCGTGCGCGCGGGCGGCGATTGCCCGCCCGGCGACGACAAGGATCTGACCCCGGACGAGCCGGGTGAGGAAGATGGGGCCCTGCCCACAACCACGTCCAACAAGAAGGAGAAATCCATGGACGACGAAGCCAAGGCCGCCATCGAAGCGGCTCGGACGGAAGGCCAGGAAGCGGGCTCCAAGTCCGCCAATGAGCGCATGAAAAAGGTGTTCGCATCCGAGCACTATGCCGGCCGCGAGGCCGCCGCAGCCAAGCTGCTCGGCAAGCCGAACCTCTCGGCCGAGGACATTACCGAACTGCTGGCCGACATGCCGAAGGCCGAGGCCCCCAAGGCTCCTGCCCTCACCGACGAGCAGCAGCGCGAAGCCGCCGAGAAGGCTGGCCGCGACGAGATGAAGGCCGTCCTCGACCAGAACAAGAACAGCGACATCGACGCGGGCGGCGGCGCCTCCAAGCCCGACAAGCGCGCGGAAGCCGATTCCGTCTGGGTCAAGGCCTACGGCATCAAGGAAGGAGCCAAGTAAATGGCCGCAGTCACCTATGAGAACCGCCGCGACGGCTGCTACCTCGGCGAGAGCGCAGCCCTCAACATCATCAACGAGGAGATCATCATCGCCTCGGGCCAGGGCGTGCTCTACCCCGGCACCGTGATCGCCAAGATCACCGCGTCGGGCAAGTACGCGATCCACGACACCGCAGCGTCGGACGGCTCGCAGCTGCCGGCCAACGCGGCCATCCTGTTCAACCGGGTGGATGCCACCAGCGCCGATCAGAAAGCCGTCGGCACCATCAACGGCCCGGCGACCATCAACGGCAACATGCTGACCTACAAGTCGGGCATGAACACCGCCGGCAAGAAGGCCGCCCGCGATGCGCTTCGCTTGAAGGGCATGAAGGTCCTCCCCCAGCACGCCGGCGAATAAGCCGCCGCCCTCTCCCAGAAAGGAAGTCTACGATGGCCATTTCCATGGCAGTTTTCGGGGGCGATGCGTTCACGCAGGCCTCCATGATCCGCGGCCTCGACCGCCGCCCCTACGTGCCGAGCCAGCTCGACAGCGTAATCGGCTTCGAGCCCGTGCGCCTGAACGACATGGTCCTGGGCACTCTGTTCGTGAAATCGGATCTGCGCGCCATCGACCAGCGCTTCCGCGGCTATGGATTGATCACCGCACTGGTCATCGCGCTCGCCGTGCTGCTGGCGTATTTCGTCGGACGCAAGCAGCAGACGGAGATCTCGAGGCCGCTGCTGGAACTCGCGGAAACCGCGCGCGCAGTCTCTGACAAGCATGACTACAGCGTGCGGGCGCGCTCGAGTGG